ATACTCTTGACAGGCTATGATCAGAGTGTTACATTAAGATGGTAAGGAACGCTTACTATACTACACCCAACAACAAGGAGACTATAATGGGAATCAACATGGAGCTAATGCGGAATAAGCTCGCCGCACTACGAGGAAATGGAAAGAGCGACAAGAATAGTGTCTGGTTCAAGCCAGAAGAGGGCGATACAGATGTGCGTATTGTTCCAACATTGGACGGAGATCCACTTAGGGAGATCTTCTTCCACTACAACATTGAAGGACATAATGGAGGCATTATGTGCCCGAAGCGTAACTTCAATGAGGGTTGTCCAATCTGCGAATTTGCATCACAGCTATGGCGAGATGGGACTGGCAATAATGACGAGGAGACTAAGAAACTTGCTAAGTCTCTCTTCGTCCGCAGTCGCTACTTCTCACCAGTAGTGGTGCGAGGGCTTGAGAGCGAGGGCGTGAAGGTTTATGGCTACGGTAAGCAGGCTTATGAGCTTCTGCTTGGCTATATCCTAGACCCCGAGTACGGCGACATCACCGACCCCCAGGGCGGCACTGATATCACCATCACCTATACAAAGCCGACCACTCCGGGTGCTTACCCGAAGACAAACATGAAGATGCGTCGTAACGCCAGTCCGCTTCTACCAGACGCAAATGCTATCCCCGGTCTGCTACAGAACATGCCCGACATTGATGGGCTATTCACTCGTCACACCCCCGACGAGGTATCAGCTATTCTTGATAATATGCTCTCTGGCGATAAATCAGCAGAGAGCCAGTCAAGAGAGACAACGCAGTACAGCCAGAGCGATAAGTCCAGTGTCGATAAGGCATTCAACGATCTAATGGCTGGCTAGTAAAAGCTTCAAGCTCCAGTCTGCCCTCACCCCTAAAAAGGTGGGGGTTTTCTGTTGCGCCTTTGAGGTTTCTGTGTTATAATTACTAATGGGCTTTGTCCCAAAATTAAATAAAAATAAAGAAAAGTTAAAAACAAGGATAACCTAATGACTAAAGTAAAAGCTAAGGCTGGGCGTGTATCTATGTCCGATCTTAGAGCGATGATAAATAAAAAGGCAGGTCGCAATGTCGCTCACGACCTCCGAGAAGACAATCCCACAGAAGTAAAACAGTGGATCCCAACAGGATCCCGATGGCTTGATTCTATCATTTGCAAGGGAAAATACGCTGGCATCCCTGTCGGCAAGGTAACAGAGTTGGCTGGTCTAGAAGCGACAGGCAAGTCTTTCCTTGCAGCCCAGTGTGCAGCAAACGCACAGAAGATGGGGATTGGAGTAATCTACTTTGATTCCGAGTCAGCGATTGATCCAACATTCTTAGAGAAGGCTGGATGTGATATTGGAGCCATGATGTATGTTCAGGCTCAATCTGTAGAGTTTGTGCTTGAGACCATAGAAGAGTTATTGGGAGCAACCGACGAACAACTGCTATTTATTTGGGACTCTCTGGCATTCACCCCGTCAGTTTCAGATGTAGCGGGCGACTTCAACCCTCAATCATCGGTGGCAGCCAAGGCTCGTATTCTTGCAAAGGCGATGTCAAAGTTAGTTATTCCACTCGCAGATAAGAAGGCAACGTTCCTTGTTCTCAATCAGTTGAAGACTAATATCCCTCAGGGACCGATGGCACGACAGATTGCGATGACGACGCCATACATCACCCCCGGTGGAAAGGCTATGCATTACGCTTACTCACTTCGTATTTGGCTCACAGGTCGTAAGAGCAAGGCAGCCTACGTGCTTGATGATAATGGTTTCCGTATCGGCTCAGAAGTCAAGGTCAAACTTGAAAAGTCTCGTTTTGGAACACAGGGCAGAAGTTGTACATTCCGAATCTTATGGGGAACTGATCCGATTGGTGTTCAATGTACAGAGAGCTTGTTTGAGGCTCTCAAGGGCTTTATGACTGCCGCCGGTTCTTGGTACACACTTGAGTACAATGGTTACTCCAAAAAGTTCCAACCTAGTAAATGGGTTGAGGTAATCGAATCTGACCCAGAGTTCAGACAGCATGTTTATGACTTTATGGATGAAGTAGTGATCCAGAAGTTCGACAAGCGCGAAGGCGAAGCATCTGATTTTTATGAAGTAGATGCTGAGGTAGACAAAGACCCTGATGAGTGAGGTAAGAAGCGTCGAGAATAATGCAAGATCAATAATGACTTGGGAAAAGGCTAGAGAGATAAGAAGACTTTATACCGCTGGCGGAATCAGCCAATAAAAATTAGCAAACCGCTTTGGGTGCCCCAAGGGTTACATTAATCACATTTTAAACAACAGATCATGGAGAGAAGAATGAAAAGAGTTTTAGTCATAGATGCATTAAACATGTTTCTCAGGGCGTTTATTGTTGATCCCAGTCTATCTAACCACGGACAGCCTATTGGCGGGATCAAGGGATCTATCAAGATCCTACAGAAACTGGTCAGAATGACAAATCCAAACGAGATTGTGATTTGTTGGGACGGACCAAATGGATCTCAAAAACGCAAAGCTATGAATTCGTCTTACAAGGAAGGTCGGAAGCCTCTGCGCCTGAATCGTTCTGTTCATAATCTAACTGAGAACGAAGAGATACAAAATAAAGTCTGGCAGCAAATGCAGATTATCGAGTATCTAAATCAAATGCCTATCATCCAGCTTATTCTTGAGAGAGTCGAAGCAGATGATATCATCTCTTATGTCTGCAATTCAGCACATTACAAGGGCTGGCAGAAGGTAATCGTCTCCAACGACAAAGACTTTTTACAGTTGTGTGATGAAGAGACTGTAGTTTATCGCCCAACCACAGACAAGATTGAAACCAAGAAGACCATCATTGAGTCTCTCGGCATCCACCCTACAAACATGGCTCTTGCTCGCGCTATGGTTGGCGACGCAAGCGACAATCTTCCTGGCGTCAATCGTGTTGGGATGAAGACGATCGCTACCAAGTTGCCGTTTATGAAAGACGAGCGAACCATCACGATCGATGAGCTATTTAATTACTGCAAAAGCACCGATTCAAAGCTGAAGGTCTATAAGAACATCTCAGAGTCAAAAGAACTAATTGAACACAACTATCATATGATGCAGTTATATGCTCCGCTGATCTCTATCCAGGGTAAGCAGACTATTGATTATGCCCTTAAGAACTTTGAGTGCGAGTTTAACAAAATCGAACTGCTAAAACTTATGATGAATGATGGGTTCGGAGAACTCAACTGGGAAGAACTAAAAGGATTCCTCAATAGAATTTCTAGGGAATGTAAAGAGAAATAATACTATTTACTATCGAGGTATAGTAAGTGAAAGAACTCTACGAATTTGAGGAAGACTCTCTTAATGAAGAAGAGGTCGAGCTAGACGAAAAGAAGAAAAAGAAGAAATCAAAAGGCAAGAAAGATGCTTGCTACCACAAGGTTCGCGCTCGTTATGACGTGTGGCCCTCTGCTTATGCAAGTGGGGCTCTCGTTAAGTGCCGCAAAGTCGGCGCTGCAAACTGGGGCAACAAGTCAAAGAAGAAAGAAGGCTTGGAGTTAGACGATAAACTTCTTCAGATCATCAAAGAAGAGTATCAAGCAGTTCTATCCGAAAAAAAAAAGCTAACGGCTAAACCTTCTTCCGAGAGTAGCCTTAAAGACTGGTTCAGTCGCAAAGGTGCTCCCGGTAAGAAGGGCGGCTGGGTTGATTGCAACACTTGCCGTAAGGATAAGAAGACAGGAAACAAGAAATGCTCACCCTGTGGGCGTTCAGGTGATGAAAAGAGATCAAAATATCCTTCATGTAGACCCACCCCCGGCGCATGTGGTAAGAAAGGAAGCTGGGGCAAAAAGTCAAAGGGAGGCAAGAAGGGATGAAGTTAACAGAATCATACATCAAACAGGTTATCAGAGAAGAGTATGAAGCTCTTATGGCTGAGAAAAAGAAGAAAGCCTGTAAGCCTGCGAAGGGCAAACGCTTTGCTAAGCGCGTAAATGGCAAGTGCCGCTCATACGGACAATCAGGTCAAGCCAAGGGCGGCGGTGATCGCATTCGCCCAGGCACAGCTAAGGGCGATGCTTACTGCGCACGATCCGCAAAGATCAAGAAATGTAAGAACCCACCTTGCGCCAACGCACTATCACGAAAGAAGTGGAAGTGTCGCGGCTCTAAGTCTATGAAATAAGTTAGGCAGCGTCAAGAGTAAAAATAAAGCGTAACTCGCCTTGACTTTTTATCTAGGTGTGTTATATTTAGTAGTGCGAGACCAAGGAGCGTCATGCTTGCACACAAGGCAGACTTTGGAAGGTACGGAAAGTCCTTCCAAGAGGGATTGGTTCAACTCATTTTTGAGGACCGACCCTTCGCAGATCAAATAACCGAAGTTCTAGATGTTGAGTTTCTAGAACTTGAATACCTACGCACATTTGTTGCGAAGATAGTCCATTACAGGACAAAGTACGGGAAACATCCATCCACAAATGCGATGATCTCTATCTTGCGGACAGAACTTGACCGCGAGAGCGAAGTAACACAGCAGCAGGTTCGTGATTACTTTGCGAGAGTTCATACAAATGAGATAGCAGACGACATAGATTACATCAAAGAGACCTCCTTGGACTTCTGCCGCAAGCAGAAACTAAAGGAAGCTATGATGAAGTCTGTTAACCTTCTACAGACCTGTTCTTTTGATGAAATCTCAAAGGTAATCAACGATGCCCTAAAGCTGGGCTCTGAGAATAACTTTGGTCACGACTTTATCGCAGACTTTGAAGAACGCTACAAGCCTAAGTTCAGGCTTCCAGTTACAACAGGGTGGAAAGAGATTGACACTATTACAAGTGGCGGACTTGGTAGAAATGAGCTTGGCGTTGTTATTGCCCCTACTGGCGCAGGTAAGTCTATGGCTCTTGTTCACCTTGGATCTCAGGCTATTAAAGAGGGCAAGACTGTTGTTCACTACACTCTGGAGTTGCAGGATACGGTTGTTGCTTGTCGCTATGACTCTTGCATCACGCAGTATCCTTTGTCCGATCTCACAAACTTCAAAGACGAGATCTTTGAAGAGATTAAGAATCTTGATGGAACTCTAATTGTCAAGGAATACCCAACCAAGTCAGCATCCACGAACACCATCAAGGCACACCTTGCCCGTCTAGTAAAGAGGGGCATAACGCCCGGTCTAATCATCGTAGACTACGCAGATTTGTTGAGACCCATCGTAGTGCGGAAAGAAAAAAGAACGGAACTGGAGTCAATCTACGAGGAGTTACGAGGACTCTCTAACGAGATGAACTGCCCTGTCTGGACTGCCTCGCAGACCAACCGCTCTGGTCTAAATGCTGAGGTTGTTACAATGGAGCAGATCTCTGAGGCATTTAACAAGTGCTTCGTCGCTGACTTCATCTGCACTTTGTCTCGCACGATTGAAGATAAGCAGAATAACAAAGCAAAAATGTTTATTGCCAAGAATCGTAACGGACCCGATGGAATTGTTTACGATCTCTTTATGGATACTTCCAGCGTAAATATCAAGATGTTGCCTAAGCCGATTGTCCCAGCAGGCATAGGACCACAAATAGCAACCAGCCCGGTCGCTATTGATGCTAAGGGACAAAAAGAAATACTAAAAAACAAATATGATAAATTCAGAAAGCTAAGGAGTAAAGCAAAATGAAAACACACATTCGTAGATTTAAGTTATCAGACACATTTATTGAGCAATACCGAGAGCGACAAGTTCCCTGGGGACCTCTCGGCTATGTTACATTCAAACGCACCTATGCACGCCGCCTGAGCGAGTTTGACGAGGAGGCAACCGGAACAGAAGAGTGGTTCCAGACCTGCCGCCGCGTTATTGAGGGAATGTTTGAGATGCAGAAGCAGCACGTTTACAAGCTAGGTCTTGAATGGAACGATGCTAAATCACAAGCGACAGCGAAGGATGCCTA